TGTTTGGTGACAGTTTGCTTAATACCGTTGTGTATAGTCCAGGTTTTGCCGTTTTCCTCCCACACATCACCATCAGTATGTTGTACTTTTTTATTACTATAACCAGCTTGAATTCTAGTATTATCCGCGGTATTACCTGTGATAATATTACGCATACGCTGTACGTCACGATCTGAGAATTGTTTGTTTAATTGTGTCATTTATAACCCTAATTGTTTTAATTCATTTATTACTTGGTCTGTTGTTCTATATACAATACCAATACCTCCTTTAGATTTCCAATTTAAAATAGTATCTTCTCTGTCATCAATTAGAATAGCATTTGATTCTGCAAAGTCAGGTTTGTTTTTAGCTTGTCTAAAGATAACTTTAGTACCTGGGATATGATCCTTAATCCACAATGATTTACCCATTCTACTTGATTCATCCCATGAAGGTGAAGATAGAAGTGTTGGATTGTATGGTTTAATATACTCCCATAATTGTTTACCACCTGGCATCCAAGGTATTCCTCTCCAAAATCTTACTCCAATTTGTTTGTCAATTAGATCCCAAAACATTTTATCAACTTGTTTTTCACCATACTTTTGAGCTATTTCAGCTCTGTAAGCATCAGGTGATAAACCAGAAAAATGTTCAAATCTAGCTTCAAAATCAGCTAGAACACCATCCATATCACAATAAATTTTGTAATTTAATTTTGGTTTTTCTTCTTCAAATAATTTATTTAATGATATCATTTTTTACTTTTCATTATCATGTCCACATTTATGGCAGATGTAAAGATCATCTCCTCCATCTTTAATATTCCAACTCCAATCGCAGTTGTCACATTCTATTTTATTACCAACTATCTTTTCATTAATTTTACCTTCAAAAATTTGAGGATTTTCACGTCCAAATTTTCTCATTATAACTCCAGCCTTAGCATTAGCTTCATTTTCAGTTTCAGATCCATCTTCTCCATCTAATTCATCTCCATTTAATTTTTGGTGATGGTGAACTAATTCATGTGCTAATGTTCTTAAAATATCAGCCATGTTTCTGTTATGTACTACTACAAGTATTTTTTCTTCTGAAGGTATATAACCTCCAAAACTATGATTTTCTTGAGAGTAAGTTGGTGAATTTATAATGTTAATTTGAGGTTCACTAATACTTAATTCATTACAAGCATATTCAACAAATTTCTTCATTAAAGGTGCTTTTTGAGGAGTAAAAGACTCATGTAATATAGGACCAGGTTTAAATTCTTTTTGAGTATAAACATCTAATACTTTTTTAGCATCAATACCATCTGGTAAAAATTTTTGAATATCTTCTAAATCTTTATTTCTAATAGCAGTTCTTAAATCAGTAGCGTTTAAACTTTCAAAAGTACCGGCGTCTACTACTTTAACATTAGAATAAGTATTAGGATCTTTTTCTATAGCTCTATATCTACTTTCTTCACCCTTACCATATAATACAATAAAATCTGTTGCTTTATCTTTTATAATATCAAATACTTCACTTACAGGTGATGATTTACCTGATATTATTACTTGAACATTACCTGGTAAAATATCTTCATATAGTCTCCAAACTTTCATTGAGTCCTCAGCTGTAAATTCATCTTTAGAACCTTGAGACATTATCACAATAACTTTATCCGCTATTTCAGCGGCTTTAGTAACCACATCAAAATGACCAGCATGTGGTGGTTTGAATTTACCTGGATATAAAGCTATTATAGGAGTAGTTGACTCTATTAATTCTTGTACTATTTCTCTACCTATATTCATTATATAAAATTTTGGATTTTTGATTTAGCTGAATCGACTGAATCGAATTCGGGTAATTGTTTAACCATAACTTCTATTTCTTTATTCAAAGCTTCTTTTTCAGCCCTAGATTTAGCCATTTCTTCAGGTGTTTTTGGTTTACCTACTGCTGCTGAGTCTTGAGTATAAGGTTTAATTAGCTCAGGTGAAAAGCCTTTATTAGTATTTTCAGGATTATTATCTAGTAAGATAAAATTATCCCCAAAAGCCTGTCTATAAATGTCAATATTCTTATTAACATCTCTCCATGTACGTAAAACAATACCTGGCATTAAACTTCTATCACGTTGAGCGTTACGTTCAAGTGAAGTTAGAGGAGAGACATAAACCATTAACATTAATGTCTCATACCCTAAGTCTTCTAGTTGTTGTTTTTTCTTTAATACAGGTCCTGAAGCTGCACCTGTTCCATCAATAACAATATTACTTTTGTCTTCAATAGATTTAGCTAAAGTATCCTGAGTGGTCTTTCTAGCTTGTGCTTGTAATTTAGCTGCTTGAGATAGTTGATCAGGAGTAAAATCTTTTTGTTTTAGACCAATACCACTTGCTTTTAAAAGTTCCTCATAAGTGTCATCTGAATTGATAACTTTTAATGAAGAAGGGATTAATTGTTTTGAAATATAAGTTTTCCCACTACCAGCAGGACCAGCTAAAAATATGGCTTTTGGCTTACTTGTAATTTCTTTTAAAAGTGTTGATAATTTGATCATAAGTACATTATTAATATAAATATTTATACTTCCCTTTTAACTGTAGTTCTTAATGTTAATATATGAGGTTTAGGTGATGGATTCTCTAAATCAAATAATGCTTTAACATTCATAAAAATATCTAAGTTTTGTTGTTGTGTTCTTTCAGATTCAACTACTTCCCAATTTTTACCTTTTAATTTCTTACCAGCTTTATCTTCACCTCTAGATCTTGATTTTAACCATAATATACCATAACGGTCTATTTTCTTACCAAAACATTCTTCATAACATTGACCATAAACAGCTGTTTGTAAGTCATATGTTGTTTGTAAATGGTTAGATGTTTTTAAATCTAAAACCCATAACTCACCATTAATTTCAACAATTAAATCACAAGTACCCGCTACTTTTAACTTATCAGAAAATAAATGAACTTCAGTTTCAATTAATGTAGGTTTAACAGTTTCCCAAAAATTTACAAAGTTTAAAAACATTTGCCAAACATGAGGTGAGTAAGCAGGATTGCCATATTGATTTAAGAATGAACATTCCTCTCCATTTAAGTAATCTTCACATAAGTTGTGAGTTTGAGTTCCTTCTTCTGCTGCTTTTTTTACAATATATTCTGATGCGTAACCTACTTTTTTTAACCAATCTTCAAAATGAGGACCTTTTGGATAACAAGATAAAACGTGTGTTACTGAAGGATAATAATTTCCATTACGTCTATAAAACCTTGAGTCAGGTAATGTAATCTGTTTATGGTCATCTGAGATCTGTAAAATTCTATCGTAAGATTTTTTCATTAGTTTACTTCTAATTTAAGTTGAAATAAATCAGAAAAAGTGAATTGTTCAGCTTGTTGTACTAAAGTTGTAAAATGAGCGAAACCCATATCAGATGGATCTTTATCTTCTAATTTTATAACATGCAATTCTTTTCCTGATTGGAGTAGATCTCCGGCAATTTTTAGTGTACTTTTTAAAGCATCACTGTCTAAAGCTAAATAAATATTTTTAACACTATTTGTTAATAATTTTTTAGTTAAAGCTTTTGATAAAGTTTTACCATATAATGGTATAGCATTTCTTTTAATAGCAATGGCGTCAAATGCGCCTTCACATAGTATGATAGGTAAGTCCCAATTAATTAAATTTTCAAAGCCTATTATAGCATTTTTATCAGCAGATGGGGCATCATATTTTCTAGCAGGATCTTTTTCAAAAGAACGCGCTATAAAGTAATTAAGTTTACTGTCCGCGGAGTAATTGGGAATTATAATTTTATTTGAGTATTGGCCTGATTCACAGTAGCCTATTTGATATTTTAATATGTCTTCTGAAGTTATTCCTCTAAATTTAATATAAGCTAAAGCATGTCTAGCTATAATATCTGATTTACTAAGGTTAAATAAGGGTTTATATTCTTTAGGTAATTCTACAGGTTTATCATTTTCAATTACATCAGTTTTATAAGTTGTACCTAATATAGAATTTAATTCAGAATACTTACTTCCATCAACTTTAATTGCTTTAAACAAAGAAGATAAAGATTTACCTTTAGCATCACACGCCCAACAATGCCAAGGATTTACATTTTTAGTAGTTGGAATTAAATTAACTTCTAATTTAGGTTTTCTATGGTTGCAGACAGGACATTGGAAGGCATAATTACCTTTTGACGTAACATGCCCTTTCCCTAGTACTGATTGTACTAAACCTAATAAAATTCCGTTCACCATAACCTATTTTAAATTTTTAATTTACTAGTCTAACTTCAAATAAATTATCAAATTGATCTGCTTTTAATTGTTTTTTAGACATGAAATGTTGTTTTGCTTCTTCTAAACTTCGTGAAGGTATATTGTTAATAGCTTCATTTGAATTCTTGGTAAAGAGACCGTAGCGTTTCATAGAGTTTATTTTTATTTAATATAATGAATTATTTTGGGGAAGCAAAGTCTTTCTTGAAAAACTTTCCAAGAATGTTGTCATTTATATACTCATTTTGAGATTCTAAAACTTCATTTATAAAAAGATATTTAGTCTCGTAATAAGTAAGGAGTTTTTTAGTAGGCACAAATGTAAGTATCTCTCTTGTAAACTCCAAATGTTTTTTGTCTTTTATTAATTGCTTTATTTCAGCATGTGAACCATGATAAGTTTTCCAATCAGACTCTTTAATTACAGTTTTTTTCTTACTTGCTCTACCATCAGTAATTAAGGCTAATTCCTTTTTACCTAAAGCTTTTTTCTGAACTGACATTAATTGTTTTTTACCTAGATATTTTCTTTTTGTAGGAGTGTGTGTCACTACATAAATAAACCCGAAAGGATCTCCGGGCATGTCTGATAATTCTTTTATTTCTTTTCCTTTATATAACCACATAATTTTTGTTTTTAAAAATCGTATCTTACTACTATTGTTGTATCAGCAGTTGCTGATAAGGGTAAGGGTTGAGCTAATTTAGCTACTGCTAGTAATTCATTTGAACTGTTATATAATCCTACAGTTGTAACATATGGAGCAAAATCTGAACCTGTAGCAAATGGTTTTAATGAACCTGATGTATCTGATGTTATAGTAGGATTATGAGACATATTGAACTCATTTTCTCCTATCTTACAACGTATCTCGTTTTCATAAATGATATACTCATTTTTGAATCCTAATACAGCGTTTATGTCTTGTGTTATTGCGGCCATCTTATTATAAATATTGAGGTCTATTAGTATTTTTTAAGAAATACTCTTCATCATTTTCTAAAAATTCTTTAACAGGAAATGTTATTTTTGTAATGGGATTTGGATTATTTTTTACCTTATTAATAAAAGATTCTTTCCAAATAGAATTTTTAAAATTTCCTTTAATTAAATAATCACCACATAAAGTATAATTAGGTCTATTACTTAAATCTATTTCTTCAAATTCATCTCCTATTTGTTTTTTAGCATATCCTATTTTTAAAAAATCATTATCAAGAATAAAAGAATAATCAGGTGTATAAATTATATCTTCAGGTTTAGTATTAACCCAAGCTATATCTACTAATAAATTATACTTATTAAAAGCAATATCATACATGTAATGCATGTAATCTTCTAAAACTATATAAGAAGAAGGATTACCCATCATACTAATATCAACATCCCAAGTAGTATTAAAATCCCATAATACTCCTCCTAAAAGATGTAAATCGTAATCTTTCATTATTTCTGAAGTATTTTGAATTTCAAATAAGAATTCTTTTACTTTAGAGTAAGTAGGGCGTTTCCAAGGTTGTTCAGTAATAATTTTACCTCTTTGATATAAAAAATATTTTGAGGGATTGTAAGGTTTAGCGAAAACTGACATTTTATTTTATTTTTAATAAGAGATTATACCTTCTCCTCCTCCAGATTCATAGTACCAAGGATTAAGTTCATCAAATGGTACAAAACTTGTAAAATCTATTTCTAATAATCCTGTTCCACTCCATAAAGTTCTATCTACTGTTACAGAGGCATCTGGTGTTCCTTCAGGATTATAATATAAATTAAATGGATAATTATTAGTTGACTGATAAACTATATCACCAAAATATGTTGGAGTACTATCATTTAATTGGGTTGTCACAAATCCATTAATAGTACTTGTTGAACCTGATACTATGATAGTACTTACAGTACCATCAGGTCTTAAAGTTCTAAAAGGTATATTTAAACTACTTAAAGTTGGTATAGTTAAATTAGTTGTAGTTCCTCCAAATAACGCGTATTCAATTCCATTATTAGTGTAATATAAAGTGTTACTACCTCCTACCATACTGTTTTTTAACCTTACAGTAAATGATTGAACTGGTGGTGGTGGTGTTACTTGACATGAAGCTGATACTACAGGACTATAAGATGATGTTCCCCCTAAACTACAACTGTTAAATACTCTAAAATATACAGGGGTAAGTTTAGCAGGTAATAAAGGTAAATCCCCTATATTAAGAGATGAAGAATAAGTTGATAATGAATTAGTAACTACTAATGAACCTGTATTAAATGAAAAATCAGGTATTGTACTATATTGTATAGTTGAATAAACAGCGTTAGTTGAACCTGAATCAAAGAATAACCAGTAATTATAATCATTAGCTTTGTAACAAAATCTAACAGCGGCACTTGTAATAGAAGGTGGGAAACAATCTCCTACAGGACATTCAATTGGGTCAAAATACCATCTTTGAAAAACTTCAGGAGTGTTACTACAAGGAACTATAGATTCTACAGAGTTTGGATCCTCACTAGCTCCTGATACAAAAGCCTGATAAAAAGTAATTGTAGGACCTAATAAAATACTACCACTAGAAAAACTAGATGTCACAATAGATCCTACATAAGGACCTGTTGTAAATACTTGATCTATTCCTGAACTTGATATGTATCCGTTTCTTGACATTTTATTTTATTTTTACTATGGTCCAAAAAGGAATTCTCCTCTACCACTACAATTGCTAACTCCTGTAATTACTCCTGAACTATTTATTTGAATAGATATTGTTTGAAAATTAAAAATATTAGTAGTTAACCACCATAAATCATTTCCATCTGATTTTGGTATAGTACATTGAGAATTAGTATAAACTGTATCTCCTATAAATAATGTTGGTTCATCTCTAAACATATATCCTCCAGTGTTTCCATTTTCACAAGCTGTAGTTGAATTAAAATATCCTGTAGAACTTAATATATATCCATATCCTTCAAATGGAGGAGTTGTAGTTGTTGTTGTTGTTGTAGTTGTTGTAGTTGTTGGATATATTGGTAATGAACTTGAATCACAATATGAACCACTATAAATATATTTTCTACCATAAACTTCTTGAGTTTTAAAACTAGATATACATGATCCTGTATCCTGTACATAAACAGTAAATATACCTCCATTTAAACTGGAAATTGAAATTATTGATCCAGTTGATGAAAAGGATTGATCTGTATCAGTTTCTTGAGCAAAGTAAGTATAACCACCTAAACCTCCTGAGGCATTAAATATAATAGCATTAGAACATGAACTTATATAAGAAGCAGTAGTTGTAAAAGTAATTGGAGCTGAACCTGTTATAGTAAAAGTATTATTATAATTTTGACACCCATATATATCATTAGTGAATATAGAAGCTGTCCAACTTCCTGTAGCTAGATTTGGAAATACTAAAGCACTTGAAGTTACAGGAATATTATTAAGTACATAACTTCCTGTTGGATTAATAAAATCTATAAGTAAATTATCTATAATATTACTTAAATTTATGTTTATTTGTCCTGTTGAACTACCATAACAGTTAACATGACTCATAGTCACACTAGCAGTTAAAGGTGGATAAACACCTAAATTGTAAATTGAACTAGTTGTACATCCAAAATTATTTTTATAAATAATAGTATGTGAACCTGTACTAAGACCTGTAAATTGTTTAGGTAATATAAAATAAGCTCCACTATCTATAGAAGCTGATGTTGCTGTACTACTTGATACTGTTATAATACCATCAGTTGATAAATTAGAACAAGGTAATTTTGTAATAACTGTATTTGAAGTTATAGCAGGAAGCATTGTCGCAAATGAAGCAGTTACTATATCTCCTAAATAATCTTTTACATAAATAGTATTATTAAGTGAAGATGATACACTTCCACTAACAGTTACGTTAAATAATTTATTAACACCAGTGTAAGTAGCTCCATTATCTAATGAGTAACTATAATAAGGTACACCGTAATTTATTGAGAAAGTAACAGGTAATAAAGAAGCAGTACTAAAACAAACTGATGAAGAAATAATATTTTCTATTACTAAAGGTTGAGATGTTATAGTTAAATTTATTGAACCTGTATTACTTATTAATCCTGATGAATTAGCTACTGTGTAACCTATACTATAATTTCCAGGTATTACACTAGCTTGATCTTGAATTATATTAATTAAACCATTATTATAAATAAAATTAGGGAAGGTGTAACCTGGTATAGATGAAGTTGCAAAAGAAGAATTAACTAAAACCCCACAATCACAAATATCATTACCTAGAATGTCTAAAGTGCCTGGTGAGTTCATATTAAAATATGAAAAGTAATCATTTACAGCACCTGGAGGGGCTCCAAATACACATAAATAGTCTTCATCAGTTATTACAATTAAACCATGAGAATAAAAGACATTCCCTACATACTCTAATTGTAAACCACTTCCTACTAATTCTAAATAAATATCTTTATCATATATAGCTGTTGCATATTTAGCGTAATTTCCTTCATTTCTCCAGTTATATAAATTTCCTTCACCATCATCTCTTAAATAATATCCTGAACCTGAAATGTAAACAGAATTAGGGTTTAGTCCTGATCCAAATACATTTTGGTCTATAGAAACTATAATTACTTTTCCTCCTCTATCAGCATCAAATACAGCATTATCATTATAAAGATCATCTGTATCATATAAAACAGGTGTATTACTACCTGTAATAGTTGAAATTCTTCTAAAAGTAGATACACCTGAACCTGAAGCTAAAGTATTTTGTTCGTAATTAAAATAAGAAGATGAATGAAAAAATTCACCAGTTAATGAACCTGATGTATAATTTTCAAAAAATAAATGTTTTATAGAATCAAATACTAATCTTCTATATTCATCATTAGAAGTTTGAAGGTCATTAATAGGATCAAAAGGGTATGTTCTAGATGTAGGTAAATTTTCACCTATATAAATTGTAACACCATTTTGAGACAAAGTAGTATTGGTAACCTCCCATTGCTTGTTAGCTATATAGGAGGTTAACGTTATATCATTTGAACTTAATGTTTTGTAAGAAAAACTCATTCATTAAAAGTCTAATTTCACTCTAACAAGAGCTTCTTTTGTAAAATCCTTTACAAGAGGTTTTGATAGTTTAGCAACAGCTAATAATTCATTTGCATCATTATACATCCCTACTGTTGTAATAAAAGTTTGAGGATTATTAACTAATGATGGGTAGTAAAATTCTCCACTACCACTTATCATAGATGGGTTAGTAGTGTAATTAAAATCATTATTTTTAATTCTAACAAATATATAATCAGATGTTATAGTTTCTTCACTATTTAATTGAAAATTAGCTCCTAAACTTATAGCACCATATAACCCTCTATTAATATTTAATAAAGCATTTGTAGTTAATCCTAGATCAGGTCTTAAACCAATTCCTCCTTGACTAGCAGATAAAGCTAAAGCTCTGGGATTTAATAAAATTAAACCTACATCTGGTAAAAATTTACCATATGAACCTGATGCGGTGTAACCCGCCGCTACACCTGCGAAATTTGAAGTTGTAGTAACACCATTAGAACCACTTACAATATCAAATACTCTACCAGC